GAAACCGTTTGGTGTTTTAATCTTTACTTTCATGCTTTTCCCTCCTTGATCGCCCGGATTCTGGCTTTCAGGCTCTCCATCACCCAGTTCTGCACATCGTCCTTCCGCTTCAGGGCGGTCATGACTTCCTCGTCCCGGGTCCCTGTACTGACCAGGTGGTGGATGATCACCTTGTTTACCTGCCCCTGCCGGTGCAGACGTTTGTTAGCCTGGGTATACAGCTCGTAATTCCAGGTAAGACCGAACCAGATTACATGGTTCCCTCCCTGCTGGAGGTTAAGCCCGTATGCGCTGCTGGCCGGATGGGTCAGCAGGATGTCGATCCGGCCGGCATTCCAGTCGTCCTCATCCTGTGTGGTCTTAAGCTCCCGGATCCTGAGTCCCGACTTTGCCAGGGCCTTCAGGATCCGCTCACGGTCATGCTGGTAATTGTAAAATACCAGGACGGGCTTCCCCTGAAGGGATTCGACCAGTTCCAGGAATGCCTCGATCTTGCAGTCATGCACCTCATGTACCTGGCGGTCCTCATCATAAACCGCACCATTGGCCAGCTGGAGAAGCTTGTTGCTTAAGGCCGCTGCGCTGGTCACGCTGATCAGCTCGTCATCCTCCGGAAGTTCCAGGATCATCTTCCGCTCCAGATCCTGGTACGCCTTCCAGGACTTTTTATCCAGCTCCACTGGAACCTCGTGGTAGGTCAGATCCGGAAGTTCCAGATAGTCCTCCGCCTTCATGCTGATGCAGATATCGGAGATCTTTGCCAGGATGCTCTCTTCGGTCCCGGGCTTGGCCTCATAGCTGTATATCATGCCGTCTGCCCCGCGCTTGTCCGGCTGGAAGTACCTCTCGCGGAACTGGCTGTACCGTTTTCCCAGCCGTTCCCCGCCGTCCAGCAGATAGACCTGGCTCCACAGGTCCGCCAGGCCGTTGGGGGACGGGGTCCCGGTCAGTTCCACCATCCGGCTGATCCGGCTGCTGATCCCCGCCAGGGCCTTGAACCGTTTGGCCGAATGGCTTTTGAAGCTGCTGCTCTCATCGATCACCACCATGTCAAACGGCCATGCGTTGCGGTAATAATCCACCAGCCAGCAGACGTTTTCCCGGTTGATGACGTACAGGTCTGCGGGTGTGTTCAGGGCCCGGATCCGCTTGGCCTGGCTCCCCAGCACCGGGGATACCCGCAGCATCTTCGTGTGGTCCCACTTGGCAGCCTCCTTTGTCCAGGTCCCTTCAGCTACCTTCTTTGGCGCGATCACCAGTACCTTACAGACCTGGAAGCGGTTATACTTAAGTTCCTTGACTGCGGTCAGCGTAGTGACTGTCTTGCCGAGGCCCATATCCAGAAAAAGCCCAAGCTTTTTGGTTTCCAGAATTTTATTAATACAATGCCGCTGGTAGGAATGCGGTCTAAATTCCATTGTCTTCCCCTTTCGGCAATCTTCGGATCTCGAACCGGTATTTTCTGGCGTTATCTCCTATCCGCTGAAATAATCTTGCATCCGCCAACATTGGCGTGTCCTCACATATTCCGAACTGGAATTTTTTTCTGACTGTATTCCAAACTCCGTATTTTTCTCCATCTCTTCCGTGCATCCATTCCGTGTGTTTCATATTGTGCCTCCCTTACAGTCCATATCTGCAATCCAGCGCTTTGCTGGTTTCCTCATAGCCCTCGTCCTGGAAGAACTGGCTGACGCCGTCAATCCCGTAAATCACATATACCTTCTGCCCCAGCTCCCCCAGCCGTCTGATCTGGACCGCCTGGAGGGCGCTCAGTTTCCCGGTATCGGTTTTCAGCTCCACAAACACCGGGGCCTTTCCCGGAAAGATCGCGATGCGGTCCGGCACGCCGTCATTCCCCGGGCTTACCCACTTATAGGCCCGGCCGCCCAGCTTTCTCACTTCCGCCACCAGGATCTTCTCAATGTCTTTTTCCCTCATCTTCCAACAACCTCCCTCACGTGCGCGTGTATGTGTATATCTCATTTATGTACCCTATATAGCGTTATGTATTATATATTTATTTATTATTTTTACCTCTATATAGAAGTTTGTAGTTATTGTAGTTATATAATGGTATTTCCTTTATTTCTGAGGGTTTCACACGGCTACTAACCAGTGCTACATCGTGTAGTCGGTTGTTTTTGACTACTACCGCGGCTACACCAGAACTACGAATATTTCTGACTATGTTTTCGCCCTGCAGAACCCTCTCTGCTGCCCGTAGACGCCGAATCTGCGCGGCGTTTTGATCCTCTCCCAGCCCTTAAGCCCGATCAGGATATTATTGATCTCCATGCTGTCTGTCCGCTTCATATGCTTCGGTTCTCCGCCAAAGCATTCCACCCAGATCTCCACTGCACAGACCTTTTCCCGGGGCACCAGCTCTGTCCCGTCTGCCAGCTTCAGGTTCCCGTTCCAGAACATCTGCCTCTGCTGTCTGGACAGGGAATCCCAGTCTGAAGGGATCTCGCGGTCCAGGAAATCCAGGATCAGGCCCTCCTTCCCGGAGGATTCCCGGTGCCGGTCCTGCTGGTCCTTTGCCATCTCCTCGATCTCCTTCGGGAGATACAGGGGCTCCCCCATGGCCCAGTAAAGGTATGCCTCCGCCCAGATCTGGTCCACCTCTGACGGCAGCTGGTTCCAGACCGACTTCTTTGCCGGATGCACGCCCACATCCACTGGCCAGAACCGCCGGTTCCCGGTGACATCCTTTAAAAATTCCCCGTCATTGCTGGTCCCGAAGAACACGCACCGCCTGGGATATTTGTCCGTTCTCCGGCCGTATGCCGCCCGGTAGATATCGTCGGTCTTGCTTAAAAACTGCTTGATGACCTGGGTCTCCTGCTTCGTAAATGCGCTCAGCTCCCCGATCTCATTGATCCAGGTACCCTGGATCAGCTCGGCAGCCTCCTTGCCCTCAAAGGTCGTTAAGCTGTCGCTGAACCATTCTTTTCCCAGGATGTGTAAAAAGGTACTCTTGCCGATCCCCTGGGGCCCGGTAAAGATCGGCATGTAATCGTATTTGATCCCCCCGGCCACGGCTCTCCCGACAGCGGCACACAGGGACTTACGCATCACAGCCCTCGTATAGGCCGTATCCTCGGCTCCCAGGTATTCGGACAGCAGGGTATCCAGACGCTTCGTGCCGTCCCATTTAAGCCCCTGCAGGTACTGTTTCACATCGTTGATCCGGTTCTGGGCACTGACGATCATCAGCGCGTTGTCCAGCTTGTCCCGTCCTGTAAGGCCGTAGAACACCTCCACATAGCGGTAGAATCCGGCATCGTCCACGTCCTTCCAGCGCCGTTTTTCCTCCCTCTGGTCCCATGGCATCCGGCCCAGGACCATGCCGCAGTTCGCAAACTCGTCGGTCACGATCCGCCCCTTGAGGAGAGGATCGTTCTCCAGTACGATCACGGCATTGTTGATGGTCTTCTCGTATTTCCCGGTCCCGTCTTTCGTAAGCTGTGACAGCCACGAAAGGTCATAGTCCTGGTGGCCTTCTGATGCCGCTTCCGGGCTCTGGAAGGCCTTCTGCGCCCGTTCCAGGTTCTCCTTTGACATAAGATCCGATACCTGTCTGTCCTCCAGCGCCAGGCGGCTCATGGCCACGAAGGATGGCAGCTTGCTGACCGGCGTCCCCTCTTTGGCATCCCCGTCCAGGTCCCCGTATTTATGGAGCCGGACCAGGTCAAATGCGTTTACCAGAAGGCCGCTGCATGGATCCGTGGCATGGTGTGAGTAGAGGAACCGGTCCCCGTCATACACGATGGCGCCGCCGGCTGTGGAGCCGCCGGTATAGGTGTACCGGCCCGGGATATCCGTCTCCTCATACATCCCCGGTATAAAGCGCTCCATGGCCTGTGTGACGCTGTATGTGCGGCAGAACGCGCCGATCACACCCCGTTTGGCCGTGGGATCCTCCTGCCTGGCCAGGCGTCTTCTGGCGGCGGAATCCTCTCCCGGCACCTGCGGCCACTGGCTTATGTCCTTCCAGTCCCCGTAGGTGGCCAGGATCCCGTCCAGACTGCAGAAAGCCCCGTCAAAGACCGCATGCACGTACTGGCTGTCCGCACAGCAGCTCGGCCAGTACATCAGCCTGGAAGCCTCGAAGGTGGTAGGGTCGCAGAATCCGATCCCGATCAGGAACGCTAACTTCCGCGCCGCCGGCTCGTATTCATCTGCGGTGGCCGTCCGGTCAAGGGGGATGATCACCCGCAGTCTCGGGGCGTATCCCGCATGCTTTCTGGTGCTGTATACGGCCGCAGTGCACCCGAGCCCGCCGACACGTTTAAGGATGTCGTCCGTCTGCCCTGCGGCAATGTTATCCAGATCCAGGGTGACCAGGTCGCGCCCTTCCACGCAGGATGCTTTTCTCCGGTCCCCGGTAAAGGTCCCGCCGACAAATCCGCCGACGTCCTTTAACTCGTCCTGCCTGGATTTCGGGAGGGCCAGGTACTGGTCCAGGGTCTCCATTCCCCGTACCGGGGTCTTAAGTTTATCTGTAAAATCGGACCACAGGATCTCACTTTTCGGCCAGTGCGTGGCCTTTCGGTTTCCCGCAGTGCTGATCTGCAGCATCCGGTTGTGTTCCATCCTGTTCCCTCCTTAATCTTTCATGTAGTAGCTGCTTTCAAATCCGGCCCCTTTAAGGATCAGCCCCGGGGCCCAGGGGATCGGTTCGGCCATCAGGTCGCAGATCTCCTCCACCGTCGTTTCCATCGGTGCATCGATGATCACCTCATCGTGCACGTGGAATACGGTCTGGAGCCCCCGGTCGTAGATCCTCTCCAGCGTGACCGCCAGACAGTCCCTGGCGATCGCCTGCACGATATTCTCCGTCATCTTTCCTCCATAGGTGGAGGCCACTTCCCACTTTCTTGTCTGCTGGCCCACCGTGTAGTAGTGGAGGGCCTGCTTCCCGAACTGGTTTTCCTTAAGAAACGGTTTCGGGTAGTATAACTTCCGGCCGCTCGGAAGACGGACCGTGAGGAAGGACTGCCCATACAGGAGATCCCCCTCCAGCGCAAAGATCAGTCCCCGGATGGCCTGCGGCCGTGCGGTCTCCATGGCCGCAAGGGCGGCATTCTCCACCGCGTACCACAGATCCCGGATCCTGGGATTAGCCTGTCTCCACCGGGACACGATGTCCGGAAGCTCGTCCTCTGTAAGTCCCATGTTCAGGGCCCCCATGGCGATCAGGGCGGAGGTGCCGCCCTGGTATCCCAGGGCCAGTGTAGCCACCTTCCCCTTCTGCCGGAGGGAGTATTCCGGGTTTCCTTTTGCGATCCGCTCCACCGGGACGCCAAACATCTGCGCCGCTGTCGCCTCGTAGATCTTTCCGTGTGTGGCAAATACCTCATTGACCCACTGTTCGCCGGCCAGCCAGGCGATCACCCGGGCCTCGATGGCGGAAAAGTCCGATACCACGAATTTATTTCCCTCAGAAGGGATGAATGCGGTCCGGATCAGCTGGGAAAGCGTGTCCGGGACATTCCCGTACAGCAGTTTCAGTCCGGCATAATTTTTATCCTTTACCAGATTCCTTGCATAGTCCAGGGTCTTCAGATAGTTCCGGGGGAGGTTCTGCATCTGCACCATCCGGCCGGCCCACCTGCCTGTCCGGTTGGCCCCGTAATACTGGGTAAGACCCCTCACGCGGTCCCCCTCGCCTTTTGCCGTATCCATGGCCACATACTTTTTGATGGAGGTCTTCCCGAGCTGCTGCCGGATCTCCAGCATCCGCTGCACATCCTCCGGATAGTCCTCCCTGTGATCCAGGGCATCCGCCACGGTCGCCTTCTGGATATCCTGGAACCGTTCTTTCCCGCACTGTGTGTTCAGCCACGGCACCAGCTGGGCCCCGCTGTTGGGATTTCCCAGGCCGGTGATCCGGACCGCCTCCTCTGTCAGCTCCTGCGTGCTGACTGCATCGATGTACAGGGCCCCTTTGATCAGTTCCGTGTCCACACGGACCCCGAACGCATTCATGAGGACATCCATCTGCCACTGCTTCTGCTCCGCCTCCGGCATCGGAAACTGCTCCAGACGGTTTAAGATCGCCCGTTCTGTCACAACATCCTGTCTGTTGTATTCCTTGAAAAGCTCCCATTTCTCTTTTGCATGCCACGGCTGGTTCCAGGTACGGTTCCCGTTGGTCTTTGTTGGCCTGCAGGGGACACAGAAATACCGGATCAGCGCCTTTCCGGCAGCCAGCTTCTGCTTGTCCTGGGGAAGGCCGATGGCTTTTCCGGTCGCGTCCAGTCCGGCCGTGTATCCGCAGTACAGACCATGGGCCATGGTACAGCGCCACTGCTCCAGCGGGGTCTGGTACCCGGCCCGGTTCAGGCAGTACCACTCAAATGCCGCGTTATACGCATGTTTCGTGACATCCGGATCAGCAAGCATCCGGACCGCATGTTCCGGGATCCCCTCCCCCTGGGCAAGATCGACGACCTCCACCGGATTCTCGTCTTCCTGGAAGGCAAACAGGAGGATGCGGAAATCGGGGGACTGGGCGTATTTATACAGCCCTGCCTTCCCGATGTCCACGCTGCTTCTTGTTTCGATATCGATGCTGAGATGTTTCATGGTTTCCTCCTGTCAGTATGGGGGTATCCCCCATACTGTCCTCTTAATAAGGCATCCCTGTGATGGGATTGATCCCGCCGCCCTGGGGTCCCCACGGTAACGGATTTGCATTCTGTGCGGGTGTTGTCTGCGGCTGCGGGGTCCCGAAGACCTGTGCCGCGGTCGGAGCACTTCCTCCCAGGGGCTCTCCGTCACGCAGCTTCTGTACCGGTCCCAGGCCGCACCCGATCCCCTTTTTACCGCCGAATGCATACGGGAAGAAGGTAACGTTCACGCGGCCGTAGATCCCGCTGTAGATCTCGGACTGGTTGATGATCGGATTTCCCATCTTGTCCACGATCTCCGGGGGATAGTCCGCCTTGGCGTTGGCCGTGAATACCCAGTGCCCTTTGCACTCCGGGCCGAAAGCCATCCCGTCGGAAGGCCGTACCCCGTCTCCGTCATATACCGGAGTCGGGACAATCGGGGGACACACGCCACCCCACTTGTCTGCGGTCCCTTTCCTCTTGGCTTCTTCGATGGCTGCCTGGATGCGGCCCATCGTATCCGTATCTGTCTTCGGAACAAGGATCGTGCAGCTGTATCTTTCCTCCGCCCCCTGCATGGCGGCATAGGGCTTAAACAGATGTACATAACTCAGTCTTACTTCTCCGGTTGTCACGTTTGTCAGTTCATTCATATTATTTTTCCTCCTTGAACGCCTCTTCGGCGGTTATTTTATTCGTAATGGCCGGGCGCTTGTCCGACTCTTCCACCAGTGCTGGTTTTCCCGGCTTCTTCACAACATAATCTTTGGCCAGGACCTCGAATTCTTTTTTCCCGATGACCTTTTCTGCCTGGGCAACGGACAGGGGTCTTCTCTCCCAGAGAAGTTCCGCCTCTACTCCTGCGGTCTCCAGTCCCCTGAAGGCCTTATCGAGATCCGTCCATTCCCGGGATCCGCGCCCTTCCACAGCCTTCCAGCCGGGCACGTCTTTCCCTGCCAGGCACTGGGCCAGCGCACAGTCCTGGAGATCCGCAATCCATCTGGCCACGTCCTCTCCCTGTTTTAAAAACTTTCCCATCTCCTCGTTGCTGATCAACGGCGGTTTCTTCCCGACCGGGCCAAAGGCCAGCTCCACGTTCTTTTCTGCCCTGGCACGGCAGGTCGCTTTTGCTCGGCAGAACCGGCAGTTATCCTTTGACGGGCGGTAATCTCCTTCCCCCTCGATGGCGAGGGCCGCCCGCAGTTTCACCCAGCGCCCGAATGCCAGGAGCTCGGTCAGGGAGCACCCCCATTCCGATGGCTCATCACTGATCCTGGGCTGCACGATATGGAGTTCAATCCTCTCGATGGGATACAGGATCTTATAGGCCTCGTAGGCCCCCAGGGCATACAGGGAGAGCTGCGGGTTCCCTTCCGCGGATACAGGGACCCCTTTGCCGTACTTGAAGTCGATGATGTGCAGGACCCCGCCGCCGATCAAGATGCAGTCCGCGGTCCCCCCGGCCGGATCCTCTTCCGGGAGACTCGGGATATACATATCAAGATCGATATGCTTCTCCACCATCGCGCTGGGCGTGTTTTCAAATCCCAGAGACAGGGACTTTACATAGTCCAGATATGTATCCGTGTAGCCCTGCATCTCATCCTTCCACAGCGGATCCCTTTTCAGCGCGTTCACAGCCTGGGTAAACTTTGTTTTTCCGAAATCTGCGGCCTGGAAGAAATTCCGCAGTTTTAACTCCGCCAGTTCATGGGCCAGGGTCCCCTCTGCGGCCGCGTCAGAACCCTGGTCCGGAAACTGGCGCTCCAGCACGGCGCTGGGGGTGCAGGCCAGCCATCTGTGTGCCCCGGAGGGGCTTAACATGGAGTGTGCCATCAGATCTGGGCCCCCATTCCGCGTAACGCTGTGGCAAACGCCCCGTACTGCTCCGGACGGAGATCGGGGATCGACACAACGCCGAACTGCCCGAGAAGGGCGATCAGATCCGGCTGTCTCCCGGAGTCCATAAGGGACATGGCCGCGCGTGCCAGGTCATCCGGCTTGTAGGATACCTGTGTGGTCGGTACCGGCGCAGCGGGTGTTGCGGGTGCTACGGGTGCTGTGGGTGCGGCGGGTGCGGCAGGCGCTGGGGGTGCGGCGGGTGCGGCAGGCGCTGGGGGTGCGGCAGGTGCTGTGGGCGCTACGGGTGCTGTGGGCATCTTCTGTACCGGTGTCTGCTGTGCCGGTTCTTCCGTTGCGGCCCGGAGATCTACGGAAGAACCAGTGTCTCCCACCAGGACCTTTTCGGTAAATGCCTTTAATTCGTTGAGACTGTTAAATGTTACTGTGATCTGCATGATATATCCTCCTTAAAATTTAACCTTCGGGAGCCCGTTCCGGAGCAGTTCCAGCTCGTCCTCCGTCAGGGTGATCCCTTTTGTCATCCGCGACCGGTCCTCATTCCACCGCCGCAGGTCGTATTTGGGGGCGTTATCCCCCCATTTGATCAGATTCAGTTCCAGGTGGTACCCTCTCTCCTCCGGAAATTCAAGGAGGGTGTCCAGGATCTCGCACTTCATGTCTCCCGCCATCGCCTATTCCTCCTTACCGGCTTCCGGGATCTGCTTCAGCACCTCTGGTCTGCCGACATTCGCCTCGATCTCCTGGTCCATCAGCCCCTGTGCTTTTCCCGCAAATGCGGCCAGCGCTTCCAGCTGGTCCAGGGGAGAATGGTTTTTCTGTGACGCCTTGACCTGGGAAAAGCACGTATCCGCCAGAATCCTTGGGAAAGAACGGCGAAATGCCCCTTTCAGCATCGAACAGGACCTGGTTCCATCCGGCTCATTTGTGAGCACCACACAGCTTACTGCGTCGCCAGTAAACACCTCTGTTCCTCCGTCAAACTCGATCGTTACTTTTACCATCTTGATTTCCTCCTGTTTTTGCCCTACAATAAGGATGTGTGAATTTATTTGTTACTTGAGTCCCCTGGAAGTTGCCGCTTCCGGGGATTCTTTTCTTTCCAGGCTTCTAAAATACATCTCAAGCGCAAAAAGGATGGCATGCGCCATGGTGTAATTCGCTGAAAATCCACGGGACCGCAGACACCGGTTATGTTTGTCCACCCGGGCTTTCAGTTCCCGGGCCTGCCAGTCCTTCAGATAAATAGTCGCTCCTGCGAAGTCACTTTCCGGGAAACTAATTTTTACCGCTAGGTATTTGTCCTTCATCCTGTATCCCCCTCTCTAAAAGAAAACTGTCACTGCTGCCAGCCCGACTCCGAATCCGGCCCCGGCCAGGATCCCTGTGACAATCAGCTCGCCTCCGGCCATCAGCATCCGGACCAGATCTCTCATGGTCCGGCGCCAGGTCCTTCTCCGGCGGCGTACCCGCCCCACTGGTATGTACTGGATCTCTTTGTCCATTGTCCTCACCTCCCTTAAATCTCGATTCGCCTGGTTTTCCCATTACTCCGGTGCACCAGGCACATCTGACTCTCTGATGTCCACAGGACCAGCCAGTCCCTGGCCATCAGCCCGGCCTTTGCGATCAGCATCACCTGCTCATCGGTCGGCCGCTTTGGTTTCATTTTCACTATCCTCACCTCCCTGTACTTGTCCATCTGGCCCGCTGTTAAGCGGGAGGACGTACTCTGACATCACCAAACTGTTCCAGCGGCTTACGGCGCATCATGTTGGAGATCCTTTTCCTCTCTTCTGCCGGGAGGGCCGAGAACTTTACTTCTCCATCTTCTGTTTTGATGATATTGGTGTATGTAATGGTCAAATCGCCTCACCTCCTGGTTGATACTATGCATGGATGGTTGTACTTGTTGCCCTACTTCAGCAGCTCCTCGATGGTCACGCCCAGATAATCTGCGACCTTCTGGACCTTCCGGATCCCGGGTTCACTTTCGTTCCATTTACTGACAGAACGATTTGAAAAACCGAGATCCTTTTCCAATCTCCAGATGGAAATGCCTTTTTCTTCACAGATTTTCTTCACATTGTCAAAAATCGTAAAATCACCTCCTAATTTGATGCCTAGAGAAAATATTCTCTTTTATGTATTGACACAGCCGAGAAAATATTCTATTATATGGATAGGCAATAAGAATATTTTCTTAAAATATAACAGTTTTTAAATTGGCATTTATCACTGTTAGTGCATTGCGAGAATGTTTTCTCTTTACATCCTCTACTATACGAGATTATTTTCTTTTTGTCAATACTTTTTATAGATTTTTTTCTCGTTCAGAAAGGGGAACACTATGTCATTAAAAGACAGAATAAAATCATTGGCGGCAGAGCGGAATATCAGCCTCCCAGCATTGGAAGCCGAACTCGGATTTGGGAATAGCACCATCGTCAAGTGGGACAGATCCACGCCTAATGCGGATAAATTAAATGCTGTGGCAAAATATTTTGGTGTTAGCATGGATTATTTAATGAACGGGATTGATGCAGACGGGCTCACAGAAAAGGATAATAGAGATATCGCCAAAGACTTGAATCGGATTATGGAGAAGTTGTCTGCCGGAGAAGAAGGTCCTGCCTCCTATGACGGAGAAGAACTGGATCCGGAAGCCGCAGAACTTTTCCGGGACGAGTTAGATCTCGCCCTCCGCAGACTTAAGATAATAAACAAAGAAAAGTACGGCCGCAAAAAGAAATAAAAGGTGGTAGCTTATGGGGGATGTTGAGAGGGTCAAGCGTATGGTCGCATCCTGTATCCGTAAATTCGGAACTACTGATCCATTTGAGATTGCCGATCAGCTTGGTGTACTTTACCAAATAGGTAATTTAAAATGCGACGGGTGCTATATGTTTCTAAAAAATCACCGGTATATTTTTTTAAGTAGCGTTTTAAACCGTCAAGAACTGATCCTTGTAATGGCCCACGAACTGGGACATGCTCTGCTTGATCGAAAATCAAACTGTTATTTTATCCGGAACAAAACGTTTTTACTTAACTCAAAACTGGAACGAAGGGCAAATTTATTTGCAGCGTATCTTCTGATATCAGATGAGATGATATCAGAATACAAAGAATGCACGATTGAGCAGTTCTGTCAGGGTACAGGGTACCCGAAAGAGCTGGTTGAATTAAGGTTAAAACAGCCTACGGCGTTTTAATAAAATACTTTCGGGGAGGAAGGAATATGGCACTTATAAAATGCCCAGAATGTGGAAAGGAATTTTCGGAGCGTGCAGCAGCTTGTCCTGTCTGTGGCTTCCCGACAAATGAAATAATCACAAATACTCCTATTGGAGATACCTGTGATATAGCCGGTTCAGAAGAGTCTCTGTCCACAAAACTATGGAATGCTGCCCAGTCTGGCATCCAGTCTGCGGTTGAGACGCATTCAAACGCTTATAAAGCCACCAGGCAAATTGGACCTGTCCAGATTGATGAAGTACACTCTGCATTCCGTATCCATGGTGCGGTTCCCGTAAATGGGAAAAAAGATGGAATCGGAAAAACCTTTTTTAAAGGAACCTTAGCCTTATCTACGATGGGAATGTCTTTAGCTGCCGAAAAACTTATCGGAGGAAATAAGCAGAAAGTCGGAAGTAAAGAGTGGCTTGATTTTTCCGATCTGCTTAATTATGATTTGCTCGAAGATGAAAGTCTTGTTACAAGCGGCGGAGTCGGACAAGCCCTCATTGGCGGTGCGCTATTTGGCGGTGCCGGTGCTATTGCCGGCGGGATAACCTCTAAGAGATCCCAGAAAAAGAAAATTGAATCTTTGATTATTAAGATCACCACAAACTCTTTCTCGTATCCGTGCTATATGATACCCTTAATTACAAAGCCCACAAAAATAGATAGCAAAGAATATAAGAATGCGTTTACCCTTGCCCATCAAATATTATCGGCTCTTGACGTTATTACCCATCGGCAATAATAAATTCCCCCCTCAGTCCCACTGGGACCCCAGGGGAACCACCTTGACAATATAATATACTTACCCGGGCAGCCAGTAGAGCGGCTGCGGTTCCCGCCCTGAGTCTTGGAAGGGAGGGATGCCTTATGAGTACATATGAAGAATTCCAGATCATCCTGGGCGTTGCCATGCTGATCGTAGCCATTCTGAATTATACCCATAAGAAATAGCCGCCCTGCTCTCTGGTAAAGAATAGGCGGCTGTTTCTTAGCTTCTTATAATCGCCAGGGCGGGGAGCCTTAACCTCCCTTATTGGCTGTCTTGTTAAGTATATTATATGTCACCCGGACCTTTTTGTCAAATCAAACAGGAAAACCGCCCGGTGTTACCAGCACCAGACGGCTTCCATAGATTTCTCTTACCAGGATCTCCCGGAAAGATATATCAGATTAGACACCTGGATTATATCATCTCCGGAGCGCTCTGGCAAGGGGCGTATTTTTTATACACTTTTTCCATAAGTTTTATAAGGAGATGATAACATGACGGAACCAATACCTCTTTCTATTGGAGCTGCCTACATCCGGGTCAGCACTGACGGCCAGATGGACCTGAGCCCGGAGTCCCAGCTGGAATCCATTGTCCAGTATGCCAAGAGCAGCCGGATCGTGATCCCGAAAGAATACATCTTCATGGAATCCGAGGGACGGAGCGGAAAGAAGGCCGACAACCGGCCGGAATTCCAGCGGATGATCGCCACTGCCAAGACCACCCCAAAGCCCTTTGACTGTATCCTGGTCTGGAAATTTTCCAGATTTGCCAGGAATCAGGATGAAAGCACCTTCTACAAGGGAATGCTGCGGAAAAAGCTGGGCATCGATGTGATCAGCATCTCGGAACCGGTCCTGGATGGTATGTACGGCCGTCTGATTGAAATGATCATCGAATGGCAGGATGAGTTTTACTCTTACAATCTGGCCCAGGACGTCACCCGCGGCATGAAGACCAAGGCCCAGAACGGAGGGTACCAGTGCCGTCCGCCCCTGGGATACCGGATCCCGTACCACAATGCGACCCCGGAAATCGTTCCGGAGGAGGCAGAAATTGTCCGGATGATCTTTGACCGGTATGTAAACCACAAGATGAGCATCTTTGCTCTGACCCGGTATCTGAATGGCCTCGGCCTTAAAACCAGCCAGGGAAAGCCCTTTGAAAAAAGATCCCTGGAATATATCCTCCAGAATCCTGCCTATGCCGGGATCGTCCGGTGGAACAGGACCTGTAACGAGACCAATGAGATCCGGGACCGGTCTGAGTGGATCGTGACCAAGGGGACCCACCCGGCGATCATATCCGAGGAGCTGTATAACCAGGCAATGCTCCGGTTCGAGTCCGAGTACCGGCCGAAAAACGCAAAACCGGCCGAAGTGACAAAGCACTGGCTCTCCGGTATGCTCAAATGCTCTGCCTGCGGCCGTACTCTCTCCTCCTGTGTACGTCACACAAAGTCCGGAGACCATTATTCTTTCCAGTGCTATGGCTATCTGAAAGGCAAATGCCGGGCCAGCCACTATGTCACTGAAAAAGATATCGCCGCAGCGGTATTGAACGCCCTACAGGAGGTCCTGGAGGCCGGAACCGTCGATTATGAGGTTAAGTCCGTGGTAAAAGCTGAGGACAGCCATGAAATGGAGCTGCTGAAAAATATGGTAGACCGGCTGGAACTGAAGGAGAAGCGGGCGAAGGCAGCCTATATGGACGGGATCGACTCCCTGGAGGAGTACAAGCAGAATAAACTCCTGATCCAGAAGGAGCGGGAGACCCTGGCCGAATCCTTAAAGCAACTGGAAGCGGCCGGACCGGAGGAAAGTGCAGACAGTAAAAGCCAGGAAAGGCAGATGCTAGATCACATCCGGTCCGTTACCGACATACTGCGGTCTGATCGCTTTTCTGCTCTCCAGAAAAATGTCGCTCTCCGCAGCATCGTAGACCGGATCGTTTTCCACAAAGATACCATGCACATCGATGTTTTCTATTATTTAAAAGAACAGAGCCGGGAGCAGGATCCCCGCAAACCCGCATAAAACCTAGCTTTTTTGATGTGTATACGCAAAAGCAAAAAGGTCATCCAGATAGGGAGAAAACAGTGTGGTGCCTGTCTGTACCGGCTGCCCCATATAAACGGCAGCATCTCCCACAGACACCTTTTTCTCCGCCTCTTCCCGGCTCTCCGCGCCGATATCCACATAAAGATCCTCCATGGACAGCTTCCCAAGATCCGTCCCGCTGGAGGCGATGGTGCCGATGGTCCCGTTTTCAAACCGGACCAGGGAGTGAAGGATCTTTTCCGGCCGGACGCCCCCGATCTTTGCGACCCGGAGAAAGCCAGCGCTTTCGATATGGGTCACGATCAGGCCGATGGAGTCCAGATGGGCCGCAAACATCATCTTGGGTCCCTCTCCCTTTTTATGGCAGATCAGATTTCCCAGGCGGTCTGTCCAGATCTCATCTGCATAGGGCTCCGCCATTCTGCGGATCTCCTCCGCCACTGCGGCCTCCCGGCCGGATATCCCGTATACAGCCGTCAGCCTCTGAACCATGGTCATCATATCCATTTTTCTCTTCCTCCTGCTACTTTTCAATGGAAAGCTTGCTGAAATCCTCAAAGATCGGAGCTGTCCGGATGGTATCGGCGCCCTTTACGTAACTGCGTACTGCAAACACGTAGTTGGGGAATGCCAGCGGATAGATGGACCGGTCTTCGTAAACCTGCTTCTGCAGTTCTTTATAGATCTCCGCTCTTTCTTCCATATTGGATGTGCCGCGCCCGTCTTTCCATAACTGGGCTGCTCTCTCGCTGCTGTACAGGTTCTGGGTCCAGGTGCCGTCAAACATGCCTGCCACCACATTGTCCGGATCCCCTGCGGCTGCGTAGCCCATCATGTACATATCGAAATCTGTGTCGTCGCTGAAGATCTTTTCCATATAGCCGGAGGATTCCAGCGGTGTGATCTCCATGTTCAGGCCGACCTCCTTAAGCTGCTGCTGGATCACCAGGGCCATATTTTTCAGTCCCTCGTTCGTATTGGTCACCAGCGTTAAGGTCGTTCCCTCCGCCTGCAGCTCCTTTACGATCTCCTTTGCCTTCTCCACATCCTGCTCATAGTACGGATTGCCGGCATTATAGAAAAGGTTCACATTGCTGAGCGGGGAATTGCCCGGCTCTGCGATCCCTTTTCCATATGCGCCCTCGATGATAGCCTTCTGGTCCATGGCCAGGAAAACGGCTTCCACCAGCCGTCTGTCCTCAAATTTGGGACTGAAGGCATTGATCGCCAGGTTGTTGACACGGCCTTCCGGATATTTGATCACTGTAACCGTATCATCGGCCTCATATTTTTGCAGTGCATCGTAAGTGGAGATCTCCAGGAAATCCACCTCTCCGTTGACAAAGGCCACCTCCTGGGCGTTCTCATCCGGAACGATCTTAAAGATCACATGATCGATGGACGGCTCTCCACCGTAATAATTTTCATATTTATCCAGCTTTAAATACTCATCCTGCCTGAATTCGGCCACTTTGTACGGGCCGGATCCGATCCCTTTTAAATTCTCCTCAGCGCCCACGATATGGGTATCCCCATTAAATACATGCTTTGGCATCAGTGTAAAATGTCCGAGAGCCTCTGCATAGGAGGCGGAAGCCTGGGGCAGCGTCAGCTTCACAGTCAGATCGTCTACCTTTTCATAGCTCACCGGCTGGTCATTGACAAAGGCAACATTGGCAAATCCTGCGCCGTTGTTGGTATCCAGATTGCACTCCAGAGTAAAGATAAAGTCATCGGCCGTGATCGGCTGTCCATCGTGCCAGGTAAGACCATCCTTCAGCTTGACCGTTACATTTAAGCCGTCTTCAGATACCTCGTAGGACTCTGCCAGGTAATATCTGGTTTCATCCACATCCATATAAAACAGCTCGTCGTAAATGGGCCCCATCATGATCCAGCCAGCCTCTGTGATCTCAAACTGGCGGTTCAGCGTCGTAACACAGGAAGACATGGGAATGGTCAGGGTCGTCTCCTCCTGCTCCTTGTCAGCAGCTTTTGCGGCAGCTGTTTCTGCCTCTGCCTTTACCGCCTCTGTTTCCTTTGCTGTCTCCGCTTCCGTCTGCGCCGGAGCAGGAGCTTCCGCCTTCTGGCATCCGGAGACTGCCAAAAGCGCAGCTGCCGTAAACATTCCCAGCAGTGCATTTTTCAGTTTCATTGTCATTTCCTCCCCAAAGTCGTCGTATTCTGCGCATCGCCTTTTCCCCTGGTCCTGGCCGCCTTCGCTGCCTTAGGGATCCAGAGTTTCCAGCACAAATGCGTCCTCATTATATCATCTGGCCGGCTGAATGAGAAATTGTTTTTCTCTATATGGATTTCACCATTATATTCTTTTATTCGATTCTATTTTCTATTTTTATACAGGAAATTCAATAAATTCTCTTTTTTCTGGACTTACGAAACAAAAAAAGAGAGTCTGCATTATACAAACTCTCTTCTATGCCGGTGACCGGACTTGAACCGGTACGGGGTTGCCCCCGAGGGATTTTAAGTCCCTTGCGTCTGCCTATTCCGCCACACCGGCAAACGCGATAACCGTCATTCAGTTATCAATGGGGCCTATAGGGCTCGAACCTATGACCCTCTGCTTGTAAGGCAGATGCTCTCCCAGCTGAGCTAAGACCCCAGATATGAAATTGTTTCTTCTTTTCAGAAGAGCGACCCGGATGGGATTCGAACCCACGACCTCCGCCGTGACAGGGCGGCGCTCTAACCAGCTGAGCCACCGGGCCAAACTATTTATCTTTTTGTTTTGTACCTTTTGTTCTGGGTAGTGGACCTTCAGGGACTTGAACCCGGGACCGACCGGTTATGAGCCGGTTGCTCTAACCAACTGAGCTAAAGGTCCAAAGCAAATTAATATTAAACTAAAAGCCGATGATCGGACTCGAACCGATAACCTGCTGATTACAAATCAGCTGCTCTGCCAATTGAGCCACATCGGCATATTTCTTAAAAATGACCCCAAGGGGATTCGGACCCCTGTTACCGCCGTGAAAGGGCGATGTCTTAACCGCTTGACCATGGGGCCGCGCTTATTAAAAAGAAAAACTCCCCGAGTAGGACTCGAACCTACGACAGCGCGGTTAACAGCCGCGTGCTCTACCGACTGAGCTATCGAGGAATAAAAGGTACTTTCCTGTACCTTCAAAACCACATACTGAACTTCCGAAACCTTTAAACAGCCTTTCTGGATAAGCCCTCGACCGATTAGTGACAGTCAGCTCCGTACATTGCTGCACTTC